AGAATTAGAAGATTAAACAGGGCAGCGAGAATAAATTAATGAAATTAGTTACCCATATTTATTATTTTAATATCGGTAACAAATGTATTCCAATACATAGCACTTGTTATTGGTATAGGGGTAGTTATATTTTTCTTAATTAAACAAGTTTTTTAAATTTATATAATATATATTATGGAGTTACCTATTTACGATTTGAAAATAAATGCAGAAATTCAAGATGATGCAGAAGTAAGTTTCATTGCTTTAGTTGATGCACCTGCAATTAAACGTGATTTTATTGCCTTTAAAGAAGATATTAAATTTGAAGTAGTAAGCGAAGAACAGCATATTATCACAGGACCAATGATGATACCAGAGCAATTAATTTATCGTAATTCTGCAAAACTTGGAGAACATTATGTAAAGTTTTCAGCCGATACAATAAAAAGTATTGCAATTAAATTCAGCAAAAAGGGTTTTCAAAATAATGTTAATTTAATGCACGATGCCGATATGCAAGTTGAAGGCGTTACATTATTTGAAAGTTTTATCAGCAACACTCAACGAGGGATTAAGCCAATGACTGCATTTAGCGATTTGCCAGATGGTACATGGTTTGGAAGTTTTTATGTTGAAAATCCAAAAGTATGGGCTGCAATAAAAAGCGGTAAAGTAAAAGGATTTAGCGTTGAAGGGTTATTTGATTACGAAGCACCAATGAATGCAGATGAACAAAAATTGAATGAATTAAAACAAATTTTAAACAGTTTTTAAAAATTTATATAATATAATTATGGAAGCAAAAGAAATTCTAACAAAAGTAAAGCAACTATTCAATGATTTAGTTGCGCCTGTTTCAGCAGCAGTTCCAACCGATGTACCCGTAGAAGGTCCAAAAGAATACGAATTGAAAGTTGGTGGAATGGTTATGATTGATAAGTTGGAAGTTGGTGGCGTTGTTATGATTGATGGCGCATCAGCATTGCCTGGCTCATTAGAACTTATTGATGGTACAATGATAACAGTAGGCGATAATGGTGCAATAACTGAAATTATGCTACACTTACCAGAAGAAGTATTACCTGCGGTTGAAGATATGGGAGTTAAATTTACAGCATTTGAAACATTAACAAATGGTAAATTTGCTAACTACGAAACTAAATTTGCTGCACAGGAATTACAGTTAAGCGAAATGAAAATAAGTTTAGCAAAGGCAACAAGTGTAATTGAGAAACTTTTAGAACTTTCTACAATTATAGTTGAAGCACCAGCAGCGGTATCGGATGTAGCCACTCGCACACAAAACACATTCAAAGACGAACAAAAAAAATACTCATCAATATTATTCAATTAATTTAAAAAACAAATAAAATGGCATTATCATTAAGTAGTTTAACCGCATATACCAAACAGCTTACACAGCCGTTACTAACATCTGCGGTATTTGGTGCAAAAACACAGGAGTTAATTTTAGCAGGTGGTATCGTTCTACCAAACGTAAAAAGTTCGGCAGCTATTCCATTAATGGATACAGATGCAGTATTTGCTTCACAGGCTTGTTCATTTGATGCAAGTGGTACAACCACAATAACACAAAGAACAATTACCGTTGGTAAGATTAAAGTTGAGGAGAAAATATGTCCAAAAGATTTGGAGGCATACTTTACTCAAGAGGCTTTAAAAGCAGGTAGCACTTACGAAGATTTTGGTAATGCTGATTTCCAAAAAGCATATTTGGATAAGAAAAATATCCGCATTGCTTCTCAACTTGAAACTGCTATATGGCAGGGTGATAGCACAGGTGCAACTGCAAACACAAATAAGTTTGATGGTTTACAAAAACTAATTGCTGCTGGTTCTCCAACTAACGCTAACGTTAGTGCTTACACAGGTATCGCAGTTGTTACAACAGTTACATCAGCGAATGTTATTGCAGCAACCGAAGGAATATACAAAGCAATACCTGTTGCAGTTTTAGGCAAAGGAGATGTTAAGATATTCGTAGGAGATGATTGGTATCGTTTATTAATTATGGCTTACAGAGCATTAAATTTATTTGCTTACAATCCACAAGATACAGCAGCTCGTACATTTGTATTGCCAGGAACTTCAATAGAAGTACAACCTGTTAATGGCTTGAACACAACGGGAGATGCTTATGCAATTTCATTGTCTAACATGGCTTTAGCGGTTGATTTAGTTGATGAAGAAAATTCATATAAAATGTGGTATAGCGAAGATAACAACGATGTAAGATTTAGAGCAGAGTGGAAGATGGGTGTTAACGTTGCCTTCACAAATGAGTGTGTTTCTTTTTTAGCAGCGATATAATATAATATAATATTAACCAAAAAAAGGCGGTGCAAAAACGCTGCCTTTTTTTATAAAATAAAAAATCATGGCTTGTGCATTAACAGCGGGATATACAATAGATTGCAGAGATGCGATTGGTGGAATTGATGCCGTTTTCTTTGGCGAGTTTGCCAATATGACTATTGCTGACAGTAGTGGTACGGTAACAGGAATTACAAAAGTAGTTGGAAAGAAATTTTACAAATTTGAAGTACCAACAAAATCAACAGCAGCAGCAGCATCAAATCCAACAGGCTCAATCGAAAATGGTACATTGTTTTTTGAGCAAATGATTGATTTCCCTATTAACAAAAGAGATGCAACAACCCGTAATATTATAACAACACTTGCAAAAAATAAAGTTATTGCAGTTACTCTTGATAAAGATGGTGTATTTAGAATGTATGGCAAAGGCTCTGGAATGTATTTAGGTGCTTCAACAGGTGCGAGTGGAGCAGCAGCAGGAGATGCAAATGGTTATGTTTTGAAATTTGAAGGAACAGAACTTGAAGATTTCTTTGTGGTAACAAATGCTGTTGGATTAGCACTTACTACTGCTGGAGTATAAAAATTTTAATTTATAAAAAATTAAGCCCCGACCGATGAAAGTCGGGGTTTTTTAATAACCAATGATAAATTTAACAAAAGGCGCAACCGAAGTAGTATATTTTACGGGGACAGAAAATGCCACACTTTCTGCACCTTATTTTTTATTTGTATTTGAAAATAGAGTAACTTTGGAAGTAATTAAAGTTATGGCTACCAATACAAGTACAACCGAACGTTACGATAAGTTTTCTTTAATTGTAAATAATTATTTCTCTACTTCGACCGATGGTTTTTATTCTTATAATATTTATCAAAAAGCAAGTAACGTCGATTTCACATTAACAGGTTTAATTGTTGAGTATGGATATATGTATCTAAATCCTACGGTTGCATTTGCGCCAACGGAATATGCTGAACAATCAAACACATTTGTAACATACAATGGATAATAATAATTATAAAAATATTGTAACAGTTAAATTTGCACAAGCTCAACAACCACGTTTTGAGGAGCGCAGGGGTAAGGGTTATATTGAATTTGGTATTAATAATGACTACCCTAAATACCTTTTAAGTTTATATAATGAAAGCCCAAAACATGGCGCAATCATTAAAGGTAAAGCAAATTATATTTATGGCAAAGGGTTTGATAATGAGCCAGGCAAAGCAAACGTACAAGGCGAAACATTTAATCAAATATTAAAGAAATGTATTTTAGATGATGAACTTTATGGCGGGTATTATTTACAAATAATCTATAATTTGCTTGGCGAAATTAAAGATATTTACCACCTTGAATTTCATAAAGTAAGAACAAATAAAAGTCAATCGGAATTTAAAGTTAAAACAGATTGGGAAGATACAAGAGAGAAAGAAAGAACTTACTGCGCATTTGATAACAAATATGATGCTGCCGAGCCGATTAAGATTTTAGCGGTTAAGCAATACAATCCACGCAGCGATGTTTATCCGTTGCCTTCATATTTTCAAGCATTAAATTATGTTGAAAGTGATGTGCAGGTAAGTAGGCATATTTTAGGCAATGCAAAGGATGGTTTTGTTGGCAGCACATTAATTAATCTTAATGGCGGTGAGCCACAGGAAGAACAAAAGGCAGCAGTTGAGAAAGGATTAAAAAATAAGTTTACGGGAAGCGAAGGCGATAGGGTGGTAATAATGTTTAATAAAAGTAAAGACAACGAAAGTAGCATTGTACCATTGGGGCAAAATATGCTAACCAAAGAGGATTTCACAAATGTAAATAATTTAATTCAGCAGGAGATATTTGCAGGGCATCAAGTTACTTCGCCAATGTTATTTGGAATTAAAACAGAAGGTCAACTTGGTGGTCGTAGTGAGGTTATTGATGCTTATGAAATTTTCAATAACACTTATGTACACGAAAGACAACAAGCGCATGAGCATACATTTTCAGTATTAATAACAATGGCAGGTAAACCTGGCATTTATAATATTATACCCGTTGAGCCATTAGGATTTAATCTTACCGAAGCAGGTATGTTGGCACTATTGCCACGCCAATATTTCCTTGATAAATTAGGCATTGATGACAAGTATTATAATATGCCAAGTAGCACAGGCGTTGCGCCTATTGTGGCAGATGTAACGGTTACTGATGTAATTGGTGCAACAACTGTATTAAGCAATGATAATATAAAGAATTTAACAGGTAGGCAGTACCAAAATGTTATGCGAATTGTAAGGCAATTTACGGGTGGAAAACTTACAAAAGAACAAGCAGCATTGATGCTTAAAAGTGGATTTGCTTTTACTGATGATGATGTGAATACTTTTTTAGGACTTGATAATGATGCTGCAACATTTTCGGATGATGAAATTGATTTTGCAATAATTAGTGAACTTTCTAATTGTGGCGAAAGTAAAGAACAATTTAAAGTTTTAAGCCGTCAAGTTGCAAAGTTAAATTTTGCCGAAGTGGTGCAGATTGACCAATTAGAAGCAGACATTTTAAACCTTATTCAAAAGGATAAAAGGATTGATGCAGAAACAATAGCATCAACTTTAAAAGTAGATGTACCTGTTATTGTAAAGGCACTTGATAATTTAGAAAAAAATGGTTTGGTTGCATCAAAAACAACAAAAACGGGTAACGATATAACGATTGAAAGAACACCGACAAAAGTAAATATTGAAGGTCCAAAGCCTTCAACAACTGAAATACTATTGAGGTATTCATACGAAGGTCCGCAGGATAGCAGAAACCGACCATTCTGCGCCAATCTTATGAAGTTGGATAGATTATACAGCAGGGCAGATATTGAGAACGCATCCATTCGTTTGGGCTATTCTGTATGGGATAGGCGTGGGGGTTGGTACACAGAGCCAGATGGTACGCACAGACCTTATTGCCGTCATGATTGGTTTGCTTTAACAGTAGCGAGAAAAAAATAATAATTATGAGTGCAAATATTTTATTTATAAATGAAGTTACATTAAAGAGCCGCACAGGAATAAGTGATGCTATTGATGGCAAACAAATCAAACCGCAGATAAAATTGGCGCAAGATATGTACCTGCAAACAGCGTTAGGCAGCACCTTATATTTAAGGCTGCAAACAGGTATTGAGGATGATGATTTAACTGCTAACGAAGTTATCCTTTTGGATAGTTATGTAACGGATTGTTTGGTGTGGTACACAATGAGTTTGCTGCCTTATGCTTTGGGTTATCAATTTTTTAGCAAAGGAGTTTTGCAGAAAACATCGGAGGAAAGCAATACACCAAGTAGGGTGGATTTAGAATTAATTGGAAGTCAATATAAGCAGACCGCAGAATTTTATAAGCAAAGATTAATAAATTATTTGCGAGAAAATTATACTTTATTTAGCGAGTACATAAATACAGGCAGCGGGTATGATGTTATTTTCCCAGAATTAAAAGCATATACTTCGCCAATTTATTTAGGAAAAGATTTTTATTATGGAAATATATCAGCAGGAAACAACGCAATAGCAGATGAAATGGAAACAGTATATGTAACACCAAACGCAGGGGTAAGCACATTCACCGTAACGGGATTAAGTTCTGGTACAACGGTATTGATAGCAACAAGGAGTGGATTAGTAAAAGCAATAACCACCACCACTACTTCTAATAGTTTATATTTGCAAATTAATAATGCGACTGTAACGCTGCCAACGGGTGATGTTACTTCTGCTGATGAGATTTTTTCATTCACTTACAGATAAAAATGAAGTATAAAAAAAAGCTAATAGATAAAGTAATATTCCATGACTTACAACCAATTAATAACAACAATACAAAGCCTATTGGAAAGCAATCCAATAATACAAACGGCAAAAAATATAACGCCAAAGGAATGGTTAATGGATGATGACCAACCTGTTTATCCTATTTGTTGTTATTCGCTTAATAGCGGTACTCTAAATAAAGGAAGGCAGCATATTTTTTCTATTCAATTTTTCTTTTTAGATAAATCGGGTGCAGAAAATGAATTTATGACTGATGTAATTTCCGACCAATTACAAATATCAAATGATATTATTGAATTAATAAGAGGTACAAAACGGGATTACACTATTGATGACAGCATACAATTTACAACCGTATCGGATAAATATGAAGATTATCTTGCAGGAATTTCATTTACTACAAATATAACAACGCAAAGCGACTTTGATGGTTGCGATGTACCAACAAATTAAATATGAAAAAAATATTTTTAATCTTTTTAGTTTTATTTTCTTTTGCATCGTTTGGGCAGGTGTACCAAGCTATGCCACAGCCAGGGTATGGTCCTGTAAAACGTATGCTATTTGATAGCGTTTTGACTTTGCCTACTTCAATCACTTCGTTGCGAAATATAACGGGAGGTCGTGATACGGGGCAAATTAGATACAACAAAGCAGATAGCGCAATATATGTGCATACGGGATATGGGTGGATAAAAGATAATAGCGGTGGCACGATAACATCCATTGCAACAGGGTTAGGGTTAAGCGGTGGCACAATAACATCATCTGGTACTCTAATAGTTGATACATCATCGGCATCAATTTTAAGCCGTCAACGTGCTGCTTATACTTATGCGCCAATATCAATTACAGGCACAGTAACATCGGTAACGGGTACATCGCCCGTTGTAAGTTCGGGAGGTGCAACTCCTGCGATTAGTATGCCTGTTGCAACCACTTCGGTTAATGGATATTTAAGTTCAGCAAATTGGACAACCTTCAATGCCAAAGAAAGTGCATTAACATTTTCAAGTCCGTTATCGAGGTCAACAAATACTATTTCAATTCCAGCAGCAACAACTTCGGTTAATGGTTATTTATCTTCAACCGATTGGACAACCTTCAATAATAAACAAGCGACAATTAGTGCGACTTCGCCTGTTGTTTTAACGGGTGCTGCGATAAGTATTCCAGCAGCAACGACATCAGTAAACGGATATTTAACTTCTGCAAATTGGACTACATTTAACAATAAACAAGCGACAATAACATTAACTACAACGGGAACTTCGGGTGCTTCCACTTTGGTAGGTGCAACTTTAAACATTCCTAATTATGCAGATGCTTATGTTGGTACAGTTACTTCGGTTGCTGCATTAACATTAGGCACAACGGGAACGGATTTAAGTTCAACAGTTGCAACGGGTACAACAACTCCCGTAATTACTTTGCAAGTACCTACGGCATCGGCAACAAATCGTGGAGCGTTAAGTTCAGCAGATTGGACTACCTTTAATAATAAAGCACCTGCATTAAGCGGTACAACAAACTACCTACCTAAATTCACAGGTGCAAGTACAATAGGTAATAGTGCGATTACTGATGATGGAACAACTGTTACTTTAATTAGTAGAGCATTGAGTGGAACGAGTGCAAGTTTTAGTGGGGCTGTATTAATTAATGGAGCAACAGGAAACGCATCAACAATATTTGATGCAAAAGTTAGTACTAATAACAATATAGGCATTAGAACAGGAGTTGGTATTGGTACATCGGTTAGTACTGCAATTCAATTTCATAACGATGCA